AGTTAAAGGTTTACGATCCAGATATTTTAAATTGGTATGACGAGCGTGAGTTCCACAAGCTCGACGAGTTTCTGCGCCATAATAATGATTTTAATTTCACCTACGCTGGGATTAAGCAGCTTTGTGAAAAGTATCTGGTTCAGAATAGAACCACAAAGAAAATCTACGAGACTCCGCAATTCGCTTATATGCTTATTGCTATGACGTTCTTCAAGAGCTATAAGAACGACAGAATCAATTATATTAAAAAGGCTTATAACTACTTCAGCCAGCACAAGATCAACTTGCCAACTCCAATTATGGCAGGCGTCCGCACAACACTGAAGTCGTATGCATCTTGCGCCCTGTTTACTGTAGACGATGCTCTTAGTTCAATCTTTGCGAATAATAGCGCAATTGGCTTCGCTACTGGAAGCCGCTATGGCATTGGCATTAACGCTAGCCGTATTCGTGCCGTCAATAGCCCAGTAAAGGGCGGTATGGTCAGTCATACTGGACCAGTACCATTCTTGAAGATGTTTGAATCTACAGTAAAAAGCTGCCATCAAAATGGAATCCGAGGCGGATCTGCAACAGTTAACGTAGCTTGGTTCCATCATGATATCGAAGATATTCTTGTTCTGAAGAACAATGCTGGCACAGACGACAATCGCGTTCGCAAGCTCGATTACTGTATTGGCTTTGATCGCCTGTTCTATGACCGCGCAATGTCGAATAAGAATGTTACTCTGTTTTCGTACCACGAAGTTCCTGAACTTTGGAACAATTTCGGAATGCCAGAGTTTAAGGAGCTTTACGAAGCCGCAGAGAACAATCCCAAGATCAAGTTCAAAAAGATTGTAAACGCTAGAGAGCTTCTGTTCCTTTTCTCAAAGGAGCGTGTAGAGACTGGGCGTATTTACGCGATGAATGTAGACCATGCAAACTCTCATGGCGCTTGGCTAGAACAAGTCGATACATCCAATCTTTGCCTTGAAGTAAATCACCCCTTGAAGGCAATCAATGATGTTAATGATCCAAATGGTGAAATCGGCGTATGCATTCTTTCTGCCGTTAATCTGGTAGAAGTTTCAGAAAACGAAATGGAATCAGTTTGCGATGTCATCGTGAGAATGCTCGACGAGCTTATCGATCACCAAGATTATTTTGTTCCTGCCGCAGCAAACTTCGCAAAGAATCGCCGCAGTCTTGGCGTTGGCGTAACAAACCTCGCCGCTTACTTTGCCAAGAATAAAATTAAATACTTTGACAAGCAAGCGCCAAATAAAGCCGCTGCCATAATGGAGCTTGTTAGCTATAATCTTATCAAGGCTTCCGTTGGCTTGGCAAAAGAAAAAGGCACTTGCGCCAAATTTAATCTCACTAAATATTCAAAGGGCATCCTTCCTATCGACAACTACTGCAAGGGCGTCGATGAGTTTGTAAAGGAAAAGCTCCATTGCGATTGGGAATCTCTTCGTCAAGACATCAAGCAATATGGAATGCGTCATAGCACTCTCACAGCTTTGATGCCCGTAGAGTCAAGCTCTGTGATTCAATCGTCCACTAACGGCATTGAGCCTCCACGGTCCCTTATCTCTTTCAAGAGATCAAAGGCTGGCGTAATGCCTGTTGTTGTGCCTGCCATTGACAAGCATAAGGACGACTATACTTTGGCATTCGAAATGCCAACCAACGAAGGGTATCTTAAGGTAGTCGCCGCTCTTCAGAAGTTTGTTGACATGAGTATCTCAACGAATCTTTATTACAATACCACCAGATATCCAAACAAAATTCCTCCCCAGACCGAGCTTGTAAAGGATATTCTGCTTGCTTATAAGTACGGAATCAAGAACCTCTATTACACAAATACATTTGATGGGGATACTCAGACAGTTCTGCACACCAAAAAAGAAGTACAGCAATCACAACCACAATCAGAACCGCAAGAAGAAACCGAAGGATGTGCCGGTGGAGCTTGCACATTATAAATATGAACTTTAATAATCTATCAAAAATAAGCATAGCGACAAAACGCCAATGGCTTATAAAAAAAGGATATAAGTCTGCTATTACTGCCGACAATGATTATATCAATAAACTTTTTGAACTTTATGTTCCTACATGGGTTTTAGAAGCAGAAAAGTTTAAAAAGCAAAACAAGAAAAACAAAAATAAATATTCTGGAGCTTCTCCTAAAGAATGGGCCTCATGGGCAGGGACAAACAGACCACATCACTCAGGTGGACGAAAGCGCAATACTAGAAACTATATCTAATAAAAATGAAAACTGTCCTTAACACCGTTAATCTAGATTCGCTCAAACAGCCTCTTTTCCTCGGAGAAGATTTGGCTATTCAGCGATATGATCGTCTCAAGTATCCTAAGTTTTATGAACTGTACGACCAGCAGATTAATTTTTTCTGGCGTCCGCAGGAGGTAAATCTTACAAAGGACGCTGCTGACTATAAGACGCTATCTCCAGAAGAGAAGTTTGTATTCGATAGTAACTTGCGATTCCAAACAATGACAGACTCTATGCTGTCTCGCAGCATCAATTCGCTGTCAGATTATGTCAGTAATCCAGAGCTTGAGATTTGTATGAATGTTTGGTCTTTCTTTGAAACGGTTCATAGCAACAGCTACACATACATTCTTCAGAATGTTCACCCAGACGCCACTAAATTCTTTGATTCCATCTTGGAAGATAAGGAGATTGTCAAGCGGGCACAGGCTATCTCTAGCCGTTATGACGCCCTGCTTAACACAAAGAGTGATGATCCAAAACAGCAAATATTTGAGGCTCTTCTTGCAACCCAGATTACCGAAGGCGTAACCTTTTACGTTTCCTTTGCCTGCTCCTTTTACTTTGGATATCGCGGGAAGATGGAAGGCAACGCCAAGATCATTAACCTTATCTCCCGTGACGAAAATCTTCATGTCGCTATTACCCAAAATCTTCTTAAAATTCTTCGTGATCAGCCCAAGGAGGGTTTTCAAGAGATCGTCAAAAAGAACGAGGACAAAATTTATGAGGCTTATAGAATGGCCGTCGAGTCTGAAAAGGAATGGGCGGATTACCTTTTCTCAAAGGGTAGTCTGATTGGTCTTACCGCCGATTCCCTAAAGCGTTATGTCGAATGGCTTGCCGACAATAGACTTCACTCCATGGGTTATAAAAAGATTTATAATGTCAAAGGGAATCCTCTTGCTGGCTGGCTAGACAGTTTCTACGACAGTAAAAAGATTCAAGTGGCCCCTCAAGAGACAGAAATCTCTTCTTATGTCAAAGGCGTTGACAATAAGATTGATGAATCTGTCTTTGATATGAAGTTCTAATTACTCAAGGCTTAGGATATTACCTCTAGGATCAACCCAGCCACCATCTTCCTTGATGAGTTCAAGTCTCTCATCAGGTCTGATGGTGGCTATTGTTTCTCCATTTGAATCTCTAACATATATATTATTATTGCCTTGATTTACTACTGTAAGTGACTGTCCATCACCTACATCTGTTGGTACAACCATTGAAGAGTCACTCTTAGTATCAGCCTTTATCAATCCTTGATTGAGGTCTTCTGGTGTGACTTGATAAGGAAGTTCAATCATTTTTACTTTTCCTGTACCAGAAATTGTAGCTCCATTATAAATAAATTCGTGACCGATAACCTCCTCAGTAGCTCCAATTTGTTTCCAATTCGTAGTGCCAACGAAAACAATCTTATATTTATAATTTTTGGACATAGTAGTTGCAGCAACTTCATTGTCTTCGTTCGCTCTACTATTTAATACTACTCTTCTGGCTGGAATAGTAGTGTCTTCTATTGGAGCAGGAGTAAGATAGCCGCTATATACATCAGTCAATGGACCGGGTCCAAAATCATCCCAAGCTACAAATCTAAAATAATGCCACTTATTCACTTCTAAGCCATCTGATTCGCTTAAAGAAAATGTATTGACATATGATCTTGTAGAGGTGATTTGAAGTGATTTTAATTGATTAGAGTTTGTTTCTATATCGGCTTCAAATGAACCGCTAGCTCCTGTGTAAACGTCAATAAATAAAAGATCTTTATTTGAAGTTATAGAATAGCAGTCGAAAATTATTCTTCCTTCAGCAACTCTTTCTGGAAATACTGTAAAAGAAACTCCAGAAAAACCAGTTTGATTTGCATTGGTAATCTTGCTAAGATCACTAATTCCTAATGGATTATCCTTGGTTCTTGGCAAATCTCTACCTTCACCAGAACCATATTGTATATAATGCCCAGACCCCCAAACTTCTTTAGTTTTTTCTGGTTCATTTATTTTTACGTTACTATTATAGTAATTGATTAGATCTTCATAACTATTTACGTATGCTTCGTAATCAGGTTGAGTTCCAGAACCTCTAAAATTAATATTTACGCCCTTTCGGCTTCTTGTTGCCGCTTCACCAGTGCCATTAAATCCGGTAGCACTTTTAAATGCCCCAGAAATGTCAAAGAAATCTACATCTCTTTCGTCTTCGCTTCTTAGCAATGCGCCACCTGTGCCCCTGACTCCAGAGCCATAAATAGTTTCATAGATCCCCGTTCCACCATCCCAGATAGCAATTCCAGTAAACGTTGAATTGCCATAATAGCCAGAAAGAATATAATATGGTGAATTTTGATAACAGTCAATCACTTCTATTGTTGAGAATTGGGGAGGAACATTGTAAGCATAATAAGTTCCTGTAAATGTTCTATTTGTATTGTCAGTTACTTCTAGTTTAAGACCAAAATTTCTTGAGTCTTGTACTGCTTGCCAATTACTATCTTCTCTATTAACAAATTTTTTGTTATCATTGATATCTATCTTGTAAGAAAAACCTTGGAATTGATCTTCTCGATGCAATACTTGTCCTGCCATATCTAAAACAGAAACTTTAACCTTTGGAATCAAAGGCATAAATATATTCTGCTTCATCTTTTCTACGGAATTTATGGCGCCACCTGTTGGGTCCATATAGGCCCATCTGAAAGTTAAATCTCTGGAAGTAAAATTACCTGCTCCTAGTCCAGAGTGCCCAGTACCAGTATAATAAATCTTATAATCAAGACTTCTGGTGTCTGCTGTTTCTACATAAATACCACTTACAAATGTAGATTGTACAGTTTGTCCTGTTATAGATAAACTTGGGGTTGGCAGGTAAGTTATCGAGATAGCGGCATTATCATCAGATAGCAATTTATATGGATTTACGCCCTGACCATAAACATTAATGTCATATTGACCATATTTGCCGCTTACATCAATAGTGATGCCTGTTGTTCCAGATGCCACAAAATAAGCCTGCGTCATTGCGCTTAGTGTTGGCGAAGAATAATCTGGACGGCTTACATAAACTTTATAGCCGTTAATAGGGGTGGTCGTTACAGCAGGCCAATTAAAATACAATCCAGTTGAATTAATAATGCCAGTCCCAGTAATGTAAGCAGGAGAATCTGGTTTTATGACGACATCATAAACTGATTTTACATAAAGATTAGGCGAAGTATCAATAATATCTCTTTCAATAAACTCTTCTTTGTTTGCGTTAAATTCAATACCAACAATTCCATATTGATTTGCTTCTTCTTCTTTTGTTGCGATAGTTTTATATAGCTTTGGCTCTACACCAGAGCCGCTTAAAACATACAAGCTTCCAGCACTAATTAAATCTAAATTTTTTGGGGTTGTATCTGTACTTAATGAATAAAAGCCTTTTTCAAAACCAGTCCCATAAACAAAACCGCTAAATCCAATTCCATTTTCTGCTTTTAAAGTTCTTATATCAGTTTGACCGAAAGTTCCTGCGCCACTATACATTTCAATTCCAAGCGTAGCAAAAGCCTGCAACACGCCAGAAGCGGTGAGTGATTGATTTATATATGTTTTTTGGGAACCAAAAAAGTCTTTTGGAAAACCAAGAACAGAATAACCATTAGTTGAGCCAAGAAGCCATTTAGATCTAGCAGAGTTACCGGCATTATAATCATTTGAAAATATTCCGGTGCTATTTGTAAAGTCTGAGTCATGGTCTCTTGTGCAAGTATAAACGACCCCAGAAAATTTTACTATATTTCCAGCTTCGTATTTTCTTCCGCCAGTCCATTCTCCATATACGGACTGCTGATCATTTCCGATTTCAGCTTGTAGAAAAGTATAATATCCTCTTAATTTAGAAAATGCAAGAAGATCTCTGTAAGTAAATCTCAAAGAGCCATAATCATTTAAAGCTTTTGATGCCCTCTCTATGATTCTGTAACCACCTTTTATAAAGGCACAGGCATAGCCAAAGCTTGTTGAGGTTCCAGAAGAGTCTCGTCCAATCTTATAAATTTCTGTTGCTCCATAATCGGTTGCCCAAGTTGAACTTGCATTAAAGCCATTACTTATTACTCCTCCCCTTGTAAAGACAACAATTGCCTGTCCTGTGGCAGCAGAGGTAAATACTGCGTTTGAAAAAACAGCATCAAGTGAAGCAAGAGTTGTTTGGGCCTCAATTGCTCCTGCGATAGTTAATCTAGCCGCATATATCTGATCTGTGCTTAATGTTGTTAGTGTGCTACCATTTACGGCCAAAGTAGAACTGGAAGATATAGAATAAGAAATAACACCAGTCCAATTTGACTCATTTCCAATTAATTGACCAGTTAATCCCGTTCCAGAAACATCTATGTCTATTTCTAGGTCTTTAAGTAGCCCTGAAACTTCTGAAAAACTAACAGTGTCAACAGTTGGATTTCCATCAATGATCGTCCCTTCAGGAAACGTATAGAATGATCCATCTAGATTTGTCTCTCCTGTTACTTGGCTTGATCCAGAAATTCTTCCTTCGTCTACGTGGACATCAACAACTCCAGATTTTAGAAGAAAATTTCCAGTTAAAGTTAAAAGAGCGCCATAGTCTAAATCAGTATGAGCGCATATATTATATTTTTTTACTTGAGACTGTCTTCTTGCCCTGATGACATCTAGAGTTCCACTAAAAGAGCCATCAGATCCAGTCATCGAATTTAAATCTGAAACTGCAAAGTTCCCAGAAGGAACATGGATATATATTCCAGAATCTAATCCGGTTGCAAATTCTCCATCAATTCTTATTGAGCCGTCAAAAGTGTCTACGGAAAGTATTCTTCCAAATGTTCTAGCCACATTCTTTAGTTCGTCGCTAACAGCAAAAATATCACCAGGCTGCAAATAAGCGCCTTCTAATCCAGCAGTAAAGGATACGGTGTCCGCTTCAAACATTGACGAATGAAGAATGTATCTGCCTATTCTTCTTGCTTCAGAACGGGAAGTGCATCCAGCCGCATTAACTTTAAATGGGTTTAGGCCAAACGTTCTAATTCCATCTACATCTTCAACAAACTCTATTTTAGTTTTAAAATTATCAAATTTATCATTATATACAACTTCTACGCTTGTGTACCTAAGATTTTTAGCGGTTTCTGTATAATTGAACGCGCCATCTTTAACATTAGAATTCGCAAAATACATTATTGGTTGTTTTGGCCTATCTGCAAAGAAGGAAAAGCCTTCAGTATTCCAATAAACAATGCCTTTGAAAATAGCAGCGATATCCTTAATTACCTTGTAAGCCTCATCTTTATTGCCGAATATTATATTGCAAGTATATCTTGGCTCTAGTCCGCCCTTGCCGTCAGATACGCCTTCAAAAAATCCTTTATCATTTACAGCATCGCAGTATCTGCCGATATCATAAAGTGTCCACTTATCTATTGAATTGTTATCAATATAATTGCCAAGGCCATAATTTGTATCAGTGATGATGTCATACAATACCCATGCAGGATTATCTGTCCAAGCTATTTTGAATGTGCCATCCCAATCCCCATAATATATTTTGTTATGATCGTAAAACTGATTGCTGCAAAATTTCTGAAATTCTATATCAGAATCATGCCTACAGTTAAATTTACCGCCACCAGAGTCAACCGCAAGTTCTCTTAATGTTCTTGTCCCAGAAGAGTTGGCGTCATTAAATATGTAATATATTTGAATCGCGTTTTCTTGGGCATGGTTCAAAAGTATCGCATATGTTTTTGTAGACATGGTTTCTGGCTCTGATCCAGAAAAATATACTACCTTTCTAACTGTATTAACCCAAATCTTGCTCAAAACATCTTCTTCTTTTAAAGTTCCAGCTTCATCAGTTAAACCAAACTGACTTCTTCTTAAAAAGAAATTTGCAATTGAAGTTTCTGTTGGATCTGTAGTTATTTTATTCGAAAAATTTAATGCGGCAGTTAATTTTGTCAGTAGATTTGTATTTGATCCTCCACTTGAATCTGGACTTTCTATTTCAAAAAAATCATCAGTTTCATAGTAGGTAAAACCAATTAACTTCTCTCCGGTTTTTTCGTTTAATGTCGTGTCTTGTGTCGCAGATGTTTGCCAAATCGAAGCTCGGACAAATGTATATCCAGCCACCAGCTTAGATATCATTTCTTTGATATTTCTAATCAGCAATTGTCTTTGGGCATAATTCATGTTTTGATCCACAACGAAAGCAATATCAAGATTACTTGGGTCTCCAGCAAAGTTTGGGCTAGTGTATATGTAACGCCTATCTAATCCATTGCCTCCAATTGCGTAATAATTAGAAGGAACTTTAACCTTCTTCATTTTTACATCAAATTCTCTTTTAGGAAAATTAGAGAAGGTTCTAGAGTCAAACTTCAATCCAACATGCGCTGTCATTGGATAGGAAAAGCTCCTATCAATTACTTCGATGACGCTTTCGACAGAAATTTCTCTTTTGACTAACGGATTGATTGTTTCTGGAGTAATTTTTTCTAGCGACACGAACCTGTCTCTTCCATCAATTGATGGAGGAAGGACGATTTCCCCCATGCCAGAATCAATACCGACATAGGTTAAATTGCTCTCTGAATCTTCATTCCCTTGTGACTGATCTGAATAGCCGTCGTCCATAATTTATTATAAATCAAGGTTAAGTAATAACAAAAGTTCTTGTATCATTTTCCATCCCAGAAGCTGCTAGTCTTACTGAACCTATTGGAGAAAAAGCATCAATATAAACAGTATGAGTCCCAGCAGCCATTTTTTGCGTTTCTGATCCTGGTATTGTAAAGCTAAATGTTCCATCTGGATTTATATTAGCTGGAGTTGATCTAACTTGTAATGAAGCGAACCCAGTATCTAGTCTTCCTATATTTATTTGCGCCACTAGCCCCAATGCGGGAACTACAGTTCCAGTTGCTCCTCTGGTAAGCCTATATGTAGCTGTACCTGTTAATGTGATCGCGCTTCCTTTTGCCGCTGAAGCAGTTACAGACGTAAATGTTGCCGCTGTTCCAACTCCAAGACCCACATATCCTGCACTCACTAATTCTCTTTCTGGCGAAGAAGGAATAAAATCTTTAAAATACCTTCTTTTAAGAAAGGTTATAGTATTCAGTATTTTAGCCGGGTTTGTAGGATACAGCTTATCGGCTATTTGCTCTTGGGATGTTTTTTCTATTGGCATTTTTTACGGTGGCTGTAATATGGGATTTTGATCTCTATTTTCATTAAAACTACCCAAGGAATTAGATATATTTCTGCCTCCACCTCCGCTTGGAGCCGAGGCAGTATAGCTATTAGATATTGTTCCTCCTGTTGCAATTTTTGCAGCCGCCGTTGACGCTGCGGCATCTTCTTCAGATTCAGAGTCGCCAATTACCATTGCAAATGGACTTGTTGCAGTTCCACGAATAGTAATTGTTCTGCTTCTTGCACTGAAAGAGTTTTCTAATCCGTATGTTAAAAACAACGTCATAGTTGCTTCTTTTGATGTTCCGATATTGTTTGTCGTGCCAGTTTTAACGTCAACTGTATCAGATAAAGCTTCAACTAATAAACTTATTTTTAACTTCTTTACATCTTTATTTTTAATTTTATGAACAAACACAAATGGATCTTTGTTCTCGGAAGGCCAATCTCCCGCTTTGGCCCAGTTAACGAAGTTTCCTCCTGCTCTATTATTTAATGGAGCCTCTGTTGCATCGTCAACGGCTTTTATTGGGCCAAGCAATTTAAACCCTGCGCTTCTTGGAATATTTACGTTTTTAAAACTTGGCAGAGGCTTTTGATTCTCTGTCCCCAGATTAACCTCCATCAGTATATTTCTAAAATTATATTCTCCTTTATTATTCATAACGGGTATTCCGTTTAAATAAATACCTTTAAGCATATCTAACCCATATAC